GTGGCCTTTGCTATCAATTTGAAATAGCCCGTATAGGTGATGGAAAGAATATCGGTTGCAGCGAGCGGAGTGGCGGTCAGATCCTGGGTGACCGATGCACTCGACTCATTCCAATAATAATCATAGCCCGTAAGATCTACGCCGCCGATGCCCACGGTCTTGGATACCGAATTTACTGTGATTGTGGGCGCAGAAGCGATTGGGAATTGGACGGTGAACGTCTGGTTCTCTCCATCGCCCTTGAATGTCTGCGTTTGTGGCGAAGTTTGTGCATTTCCAGACTGCAAATATTGCACATTGCGGTATTCCGAATTGCCAATGATGAGCTTGGGTGTCCATTGCAATTTCGTGCCATCTGTGATGTTCCAGGCCGCATTATAGGTTGTCCTCCGCACGCAATAGAGCCGCTTCCACTCATCAATCCACCAGGTGAAGCCCGCCCTCTCGCATACGGTATCCATTGCCTCGGCACAAGAGACACCATTGAATGTGATATTCTCGATCGTCTCTCCGACCTGGATCACTCCCTCGACCACATCTTCCTCATCCAGGATGTCGAGGATGTCCCTGACTATGGTATCTGTGGTCGTGGTCACATAGGCTTTGTAGAATTGCCTCCGGTCCGCTAGGGCCTGATAATCCACGCAGGTAATCTCATGTATCCATTGCCCATCTGCGCGGATAGGCTCGATCACAACCCCATCCACCAGACCACCAAAGAGCCGATCATTCTCATCCTCGATAATGACTTCCATGCCGAGGTCAAAGGCGCGGGCCATTGCCAGGTCCTTCACAGAGAATGAGGCAGTGCTTCGTTCCTCTATCTGGTGGGAGATCTCAGGCGATGGGTCAGCTAATATATATTGGTTCGAATAGGCATTCAGCTCGCCTACTGTCATGGCATCGATTGCAGATACGGTTAGTGCATCGATTTCCGCCACAGTCCGGCCCGTGAACATCTTGTCATCGGCAATTGTGATGAAATACATGATTCACCTGAATGTGAAATCGCCCTTTGCCTGAATGCCCTTGGTGCCGTACTTGAATGCGACTTCGCCGATTTTGCGGCCATCGAGGATGATATCGGCGGGCTCTATGTTCGGGAGCTGGATGGCCTGGCGTCCTATGCTACCAGTGGCGATCAGGTCTTTGAGTCCCATCGTGATGTCGGGGGGAAGGATCAATTCCTCGCCCGCCTCACCAATAACCGCGAGAGTAGGGGCCTTGACATCTGCGCCTTTTGCGCCCCAAGACACGCCGCCCCATGATCCGGACGAGTTGCTTGATGCGTAATTGCTTGCGGCGGTTCCGCCCCAGTTAGTATAACCATATCCGCCTACCATCGTCGAGCCTGTCCCAATCCAGTAGCCTCCCCCGCTAGCCGATGTTCCGCCCCAATACGAATTCGATGAACTATATCCGAGTGCGGAGGCAAAGGACTGCACGCTGGAATACATACTTGACACGCTCGTCAGAATCGATGAATTCAGGTCTCCCAAGTTTGATACGGTTGTGCCTAATGCGGTATTTGTGCTCGCTAAATTTGTATTAATTCCGCTCAACGTATTCCAAGCAGTATTCATCGTGCTTGATCCGGTATTCCAGATGCCCATGCCGATGCTTGATTGCTGGTTAGCCGAATTGATTCCAATGCTTGCGCTCTGATTTGCGGCATTGGTATTTATCGATGATACGCTATTGGCCCCAACGATATTACCCGCATTGATAGCCGCCATTGTGGCTGCATATGAAATCGACGAATTGTAGACCGTGCTCGCGAGCGTGTTCCCGCTCGCTACTGTCTTTTGCGAAGTATATGCATTGGTGGCCGCGTTTTGTGCGTTGATCTGTTGCCAGGTGAAAAGATTCTCAGAATTGACATTTTGACCAGTGACATAAGTTTGCGATGTCACCTGCTGATTTGTTGCCAGACTATTTTGGTTGATCTGGTTATATGTCTGCTTTGCAGATGCCAATTCCTCTGCTGTATAGAATGGACTAATGGTGGCAAGCGGGCCGGTCGATGCCTTGGCAGCATCTATGAAAGCCTCGCCGCATGCACAATCCATGCTATCGGTTTCGGCTTCGATGTTGGCAGAAAACTTTTGACTGCCCAGCGTGGTAGCACCGCTGCCAAGTTTCAGAACCGAGGATGAGCCAGTATTTACGCCACGCGCAACCAATAGTGCAAAGCTATCTGATATAGATAGCATCGTGGTACCAAATTTTGATATATAATCGCCGAGCGTCGCGAAGTCCTTGTTCAGTGTCGCAGACGCTTCATCGGCAATAACCTTCGCGGGTGAGAAGGTTACGGCAATGCCCTTGCCGCTAATTGTGTTAAGCGGATTGATTGCCAGACCCATTGTCTGAAGCTGGCCAGTGGCGGCTGCCGCCGAATTGCCCATGAGCAGTACATTTGCGGAGTTCGATTTCGCCGTCGAGCCCATCGCGTTTATGTTTGTTGGCGTCTTCTGGGTGGCCGAATTGAGCTTTTCTGTTTGTGTTGAATAATAATCGAAATATGAAAAGAATTGCTCAAAGCTGATCCGCCCAACTGCCAACTGCTGTTTCAGGGCCGAAGCCCATCCAGGGATGTACCCCCGAACCTTATCAAATGGAGCAATATAGCTGTTATATATCGCCTGCGGATCAATGCCGCTGGTGAACGCGTCTTTCGCGTCTGCCACCTGCTGCTTTATGCCGTCGAAGCCTTCGGTGACGGCAAATTTCATTGGATTTGTGATGTATTGCTTATAGGTTTCAGGATCAGAGGCCAACTTTTGGAGGGTAACCTCCATGTTCGCGCCACCGAGCAGGTTATCAGAGAATTCCTCGCCGGACTCCTTCCCCACCAACGCAAATGCTTCTTGAATCTTCCCGGCATTGATGAGCCGTACCATCTCGGTTATCGTCTCGTCGGTCACGTCCCCCATTTCGGCGGGAAAAAGTTGCCTCAGAGTCGATATTTGATCTCCGAGTGCGCTGAACAGTGCCCGATCGTCGTCGGAAACAAAGCCGTCTTTAAGAGCCGCTTGGGCCGATTCTCCGATCCTAGACATTTCGGAATCTACATATGCTCCAGTATCGGCGATTCCGGATAGCAGGTTTTTCTTATATTCGGCGATGGAGTCTGTCGCTATATCCCCGAGCGTGCCGCTCCAGGTTGCTCCAATTGCGGAAAATGCTGCCTGCCACTTGTCGTCTAATGATGATAATCCTTCCAGAGATATACCCGAAAGGGCTTTGTTTAGATCATCGCTCGCGCTCTTGACGTTGTTTGTGAACGCGGTTCCAAGCCCGTCGCTATTTTCTATAGTCGATGCCGCTGATTTGAAAAAACTCTCGATGCGCTTTTGTACGGATGGTGCCCAATCATCGATCTGCTTTTCGGTTTCTGTGATATCGAAATTGAATTTCAGTTCTTGTTTTTTCTTTGCTTCAGCAACAGCGGCATCCTTGATTTTCTGTACCGCGTCTTCCATTTTTGCGGACTGCTGAGAAGAAAGCGAACCTATGATATCATCGGAAAATCCAAGAGAGGCGAGCAGGTCTTGGATTGTCGCCATTCCTTTTGTTTTATCATATGCAGCGCTTATTTTCACATCACCGATCTCAAGGTATGTGGTAGGATATGATTCGGCAGCATCGTACCAATATTTTACAGCAGTTCCATATAAATCATAAACAGTTGATCTAATTCTGGAATCGTTGCTTTGGCTGTTGATGAATCCGAGCAGAGCTTCATCCGATAGATTCGATGCTGCCGCCTGTTTTGCGAATGCACTAAGCGTCTTATCGGCCAATTTGCTGCCCGCATCTTCTGCCCCCGCCATCGCCTTGTCAGATTTCAGCGCATTGCCGGGAGCGTCCGCTAGATCACTATTTTCTACGCCCTCTCCGACCTTGTCACCAGCCGATTTGCCAACATTCAGAATATCATTCGCCCGGCTCTGAATGCCACCTATGAAGCTGGTCACGCCCCCCAGTGCGCTCTCTTCCAGGGAGGACTTTATCTGGTCGCCCACTCCGTCGAAAATGCCGCCAAACTTCTCGCTAATCCACGATAGGAACTGAGAGATGAGCGACTTCACCGCATCGAATGCGCCACTGAATGCTTGAGGCAATGTGGTACTCAGGCCATTCCAGACTTTGCCCGCTATATCCGCCGCATTCTGTATTGCACTTTGGAAGCTCTGGATGGGTCCGAGGTTGGAAAACGCTTCTAGGAATGCCTGAATATAGGCGGATGCCGTTGTAATCGCATTTCCGAAGGCTCCGCCCAGAGCAGACGATACGGGCGACATAGCCGAACCGACAGCGCTCATGGCACTTGCCAATGACGTGATGCCCTTGAATAGGACAGTCATCGGCGTTGTGACCAGATTGAATGCGGCTTGCAGCGCCTTGAAAACGGTTGCCCCGCCGCCGATGGCATTCCAGGCCGGAGTTACGAGTGCCGCAAGGCCACTGAACGCGGTACTTATGGCGGTGCCCACGGCGGATGCGGCCTGCCCAACTGCCCCGAATGCCTGCGATCCGGCGACGATGGTATAGAAGGATTGGCCGATTTTGGTTACCGCGCTAACTACCTTTGTGCTGCCTTGCACTATTTTTGTGAGTGCGGGAAGCAATAGGTTGCCGATGGAGATTTGGACTTCTTCGACTGATGATGATAGTTCAGCATATGCTCCCTTCAGGTTGTCATTCATCATTTCCGCCATTTCGGCGGATTTTCCAGACACCAGGATTTTTTCGTTCAGTCCATCGATCTTGTCTGCGTTTTCTGTGACATATGAAGCGACGGAATTATTCTCTTTCCCGAAGAGAGCGAGCGATTGGGCCGAGGTCATTCCACGCTCTTTCAGGAGCGAGAATATTTCGGACTGTGAATGCAGAGTTGGGTTGATTTGATCCGCTGTTATCCCCAATTCCGCCATCGCCGAAGCCTGCGCTTTGGTCGCTTGCGGCGAAGATGCTTGTGTCAGCTCTCCCAGTATGGAATTGAGCTTATGGCCTGCTTCGGATGCCTTGGTGCCGCCATTCGCCATGAGCGCAAGCATCGTGGTGGTATCTTCAATGCTGATACCCAATGCTTTTGCGGTGCCGCCCACCAGACCAAGGGCATCGCCCATTTGTCCGACATCTGAATTGGATGCCGAAGCAGCCGCCGCGAGTAGATCCGTTACCCTAGTAGCATCGGTTGCGCCCAATCCGAAAACCGCCAGATCGGTGGTTAGCATTTCGGATGCCCTGGCAAGATCCATGCCGCCCGCGCTGGCAACGTTCAGCGTGGCCTTTAGCGCCGAAATGGAATCATCCGATGAATAACCAGCCGATGCCAAATAATAGAGGCCATCCGCTGCCTGAGAAGCGCTGAATGTGGTGGTCGCACCCGCGTCTCGCGCGGCTTGTGAAAGCTTATCAAAATCCGCCTGACTTCCGCCAAGGACCGAATTAACCTTGGACATCGAGGATTGGAAGCTGGATGCTACACCAACCGAGGATGCCCCAAGAGCCACCAGGCCCGCGCCCGCAACGCCTGCCACTATGCCGATGGGGCCGAGCGCGGTGGCAACGCCTCCCGCCAACGTGCCAATCGTCCCGAATTGTGCGCCGAGGCCACCAACCAGATCGTTGCCGAGGCTCGTACCAACGCTCTTGAAATCGCCGATGCCGCTCCGCAAGCTCGATGAAAGGCCCTCGCCGATTTTCAAGACGGATGAATCCAGCCCAGACATATCGGACTTGATGGACGTTATGCCGGATTTTACGCCGGATACATCGAGGATGGCTTTGATGGAATAATTTTCAGTCATGGTACACGAATTCCTAGCTTGGCAGCTTCTAGTTTCATTTGCGCGGGTTTCTTAACAGGCTCAACTTTTTTACGAATAAGCGACTCAACGGACGGCATTCTTTCAGGATGTGTACTAAATGCCCATGAATTCAGTTGTGCATTGAGATGTTCTAAGGAAAGTTGAGAATTGAATTCGGCTTGGGTGGTCTTCTTGCGGATCTGTCTAATTTGCTCCAGTTCGTAAAGGGTCGAGGCATAGGTATCTTTCACAGAGAGGCCGAGAGAGAGCCCGCCCCGGAGGACTCGCTCATAAAATTCATCCTCGCTCACGGGGTCTTCGGCTTCTTCTCCTTTCGTTGGCCCTTCTTGCGAAAACCCGCGCCGGCCCTCGCGATTGCAGATATCTCTTCCATGAAGGCGAATTGTGCCTTGTCGAAGGCTGTCATGGCCTCGCGTTCATCTTCAAGTTCTGCGGCCTGCTCATATTGATAATCGAAATGGTCCTGAAGCATGGCTTGTGCCTTATCCAGGTCGATAAATTCTTTCTCGCCATTGAAGCGCTTGGCTCCGTTGATGCCTGCCTGGATCATGGCGACCAGCTCCGAGACATCATAGGGCGGATTGAGCAGTGCCCACCAGTTCTTTGAAGCCATACCCATACCGATTAGCTTGAGGCTTTGGGTGGCCTGGATTTGGGCCTGGACATCGAATCTGAGGCTATACTCTTTGCCCGCGATCATGAGCGGGATGGTTGGGATTCCTTTTTCAGACATTGTTTGTATCTCCTGTGATCAGGAGCCGGGCCGAGGAATTTCGCTTCCCTCTCAACGTCGGTGAGCAAAGCCAACGGTTCGTACAAGCCCGGCAAACCTGCTATTTTACTAGCTTTCTTTGGTGATCGTGTCTTAAATCGATTTTAAATTGGTTAAATATTAAATTCTACCGAAACGTATTTAACCTATTATGTACAATGTTGATCATTATGATGGGTGTATATTTTCTGTCATCTCCGGACCTGGTAAAAATTGGAAGCACACGAGACGCTAGAAAACGTCTAACTTCAATCCAAGCACAGTGCCCAATAAAATTGTGCCTTATAGGATTTATCGAAATTGAAAAATATTCGGATCTTCAAATGGTTGAAACACGATTGCATAAACAATTCCACAAAGACAGGCATCACGGCGAATGGTTTACATCGAGCAAAGAAATTCTGGAATATGCGAAAACCAATGCAACACACGTTTTAGGAACAGAATTAAACGCCGTGCTTTCAAAGATCTATAAAACTATTCCCCAAAAAACGCCTTGCATAGATCTAAAACGCGGGTCGGTAATATCCGAGATATATTGGTTTGTGACATCCCACCCAGACACCACCGAAACCATGATTTCGCATGAACTTTGTCTTTGTATATCAACCACAAGGAAACACACTGCTAAATTAAGAGGAGCGGGGCTGATTCCAAAAATTCCCAAGTAAGTGAAATCAGAATAAAAATATCAGTAGATGGTCCGAGTCGAACGGATCAGATTCTAGCCGTTTTTAAGTTCTCTTGGAACCAGAGTAAATGCCGTTTCCCCTCATCTACTGGAGGATTTAAAAAGCAATCCTCTAAACTGTATGCAATCTCAGCCTACCAGTCCCCTGATAGCTCAAATCGCCTTCCACAATGCTTTCCAGTTGCACATCAGGCGACACGCCAATCAGCTTGCCCACTCCACGCAACACCAGATAGGAACCAGTGGTATCATTGGCATAGAACTCGCACATGATGGATGTACCGAGCTTGCTAATCTCCTCGCCTGTATCTCGCCCGCCCGTGAGTGCCGCAGATGCGTGTGTGGCCACCACATCGGTTCCCGCGCCGGTATATGACGCGGTTACCAAGAGAGAGGCCTGCGCATCGAGATTTACCGCAGCAACTACTTCTGCCTCCGTGGATACTGGCGTGCCCTCATCGGTTTCCAGCGATACCGTGATGACGGTTCCCGCAACAGTCACATCTATCGGATTGTCGCCATCGCCGGGATCTGCGTGAATGATACTGATAGCATTGCCCGCTGACCCGCTATACGGAGCTTTGGCGGTGTAGGTGATGTTGCCGTGTGTCAGGGTCGCCAGACTATAGAACCAATGATTCTTGACCGACCCATCCCACGACAGGAGCGTAGCGATATATTCCCGCCAGGACGTTGCCGTATTCAGGGCCTGCGGAAATACTGTAACCTCTTTGGTATCGGCCTTCGGATTCACTGACCACTGGTGGCCGCCGCCGAGGGGCTCTATCTCCTTGTAGTAGAAATCACATGTGACCGTGCCGCTCGGCGCCGCTGGAAGGGTCACATAGCCGCCCGCATAGTCGATGGTGCAGCCGGATACCGGCGTAACGCCATCATAGATCACGACCGCATATGCCGGGTCCCAGAGGCGATGTGCCCGAGTGGTAACGTAGTATTCCAGGGTCGCGCCCACCTGGGTCATGGCCCCGCCACTAACCGATGTAGACGCCCCATATGACCTAAAAAAAGCGGCGTATTTGCCGCTCAAAGCCGCCATGTACCCTCCCTAAGTATAGGTCAATGCGCCGGTGCCCTGGAATGATATGCTGACACCAGAACCCTCGACACCATCCACTGCGGCCTCGACCGGGAAGCCTGTGATGATGATGTTTCCAGTCAGTTCATGGGAGCTGTCCAGGTCGAAGACCGCCTCGGTCGCAACTCCCCCCAGGAAGTCGAAGATGGATTTCTGCCCATTGGTATCAGTCAGATCGACATATGCAAGGTCGATGGAGCCATCCCAGCCTTTGAGGGTTGCCAGATATTCTCTCCATGCGGTGCTATTGTCGGTCGCAAACTGCGTGATCTCGCCTGTGTCTGCTTTTGGATTGAGCTTCCATGCCTTGACACCGACCACAAATACATGAGAGCCGGACCCTTTAAAGGTCACGGCGCCGCCTTTGCCTGCTAATGCTGCCATTTAACAAATCACTCCATTGAATAGATCTATTCGCAATGTCTCGGATCGCTTGCAGCGAACGTCATAGACAAGTAACTTTAAAATCCGAAGTAACCATTTTTTCAAATGGGATGAACGCTTCCCCATTCACCGAATGTTCTGCGAGGAAATGCCCGTTGCCATCAACCGTTAGTTTGGTAATTTCCAAAATTGGGCAAGTGCCCATTGTGATCGTGAAGTCTCTCACGAATGGTATCTCCTTGCCGTCCTTGAACAGATGAGTATTTTCAAATGTCCAATCGGTCTTTATTTCGATCATTTCATCCTCATACTGTATAGTAGATTGTGCCCCTTATAGTCATTATTTGCCGCCAGAAGTCCCCCGCATCATCATATTGCGGCGACCTGCTCACCGATGCCACCATGAAATCATAAGCCTCTCCTCCATAGGTCACAACCATGTTTGCCTGTAGCTTGTTGGCGATGAGTACCGCCGTCTCCCTGGCATAGGCATTGGACTCTCTGCTTATGACCTCTATTCCTATCAGGCAGTCAGATTTCAGGGATGGATTGCCATTGTAAAAGCAGGATACCGCTTCGGTTACGCTGATCTCGTAGACACCAATGCAGGTCTTGGATGGATTAAGTGTCTCGTTTAGGTAGCCATCGGCTAGGGTGATCTGATAGCCCGGTATGATTGCGGGTGAGCCATCGGCTTGTAGGACTTTGGCATAAATGGTTGCATCCTCTGAGAGCCACCAGCAGATGACAGGAACGAGATTGGACAGGTCCGACATTTATTTATCCTCATAGATTGATTGGAATTGCATGGAGCAACGAGTAAGGCACGACAACGTTTGGATGTTAAAATCAACATATTATCTGACGGAAGACGATCCAGAAATTGCCGAGGCCATAAAGAACCATGCCACTTCATGCGACTGGAACCACTCGGACGAATGCCCGTTTCTATATGATTTGCATGATGTGAAATCCGGAAAGCTTAGCAAAAAGGACTTTTTGGGGAAATACTAGCCCTTCTCCATTTCTTCTTTTAGGATTTTGCTAATCCGCGGTATAGCCGCATTCACGCCTGGCTCCAAGTGCGGTTTGGCTGACATTCGCGAGGTGCCTTTCTCGACGAAAATTTGATAATCGACATCGCTTGTAAAATCGATTTGCCTGACACCATCGGCGGGCTTGGCAATCGTGGTGCACCTTGGATATGATCCAGACAAATTGCCCGTATCGAACCCATGCCCGGCATATAAACGGGCTTGAATCTCCTGAACTCCAATGACCTTGCCCTTATTCGCCGTATTCTCGACCGCTTGATCGATTTTGCGGCGTTTGGATTCCAGGGAGGCGAGGACGACGGATAGATTGGAAGACCAGCCCATGAAACCCTCACGAATACGATAGATGACATCTGCATCGGATGCTTGTTTCCGATGGATATCTCTCGCCATTCGGGAACTTATCACCAATTTCCACCGTCACGTTATTATTTAATTTATGTGCATCTCGGACCCGTTTATCTCCGGCGGTGTACCAAGTGTTTTTTCCAAAACCGGAATCCTTCGCGAATCTTTGCGCACCATAATTAACCGCTCTGTGAACTTCGGTTCTTTTTATCATCTCTAAACGATATCTCTTATTATCCACTAGATACGCGAGGCGTGGCTGAGTCTTTAGTATATTGGCTGCCAATGGACGTTCGTTCATGCCAGCATTAGCCCAAATGAATTTCATAATCTGTTTCTGGTCGGCGCGTGATAGTTGGTTTACAAAGACGCCGTCGTATATTTTCTTCCGGCCAATGTATTCTCCGCCATGTTCTTTGATGTAGGTCGCCATGTAATCTTGTGCGGTTGGCTTTGGAATGACGGGCAGCCGATATTTCTTCGCGACCTCGCCAGCTCCGCCCACGATCGCATCCAGAATATAGGCCGCTCCCACGATCTCCCATATCCGGCTATTCTTCTCCTTACTCGCTGCCTGATATCGTTTCCATTCGGGCGATGTCCTGATCTGCTGTTCTATCTCCAATGCATCATAGGTACCATCGATTGCGAAGAATTCTATAGACGCGAGAAGCTTGAGGATATGCGGGCCAAACTTCCTCAGAAGCTCATGTATGGCGCGATCTGGTAGGGTCATGGGAGGGAGGATCACCTGCGCATGGAGAAAGAGGTCATGCCGCCAACCGACATGCCGCTTAATCCATGATTTGACCGTCTTACTTGTAGTACCTTGGCCATCTTTTGGATGACTGGAATGAACTAACCGGATGGTTGCCTGATCAATTTGTTGGCTTCACCAATATGATCACTGATGCCTTTTCGCGCGCTGCCCTCTCTTTCTCGCGACATATCTTGCAATAGGAATCGATAGCAGGGTACATGTGGCCTTGACATTGGATGAATGCATTGGTCATTGTGAAATGGGTGTTATGCCGAAATGCTTATATACTATTACTGACTACTACTGACTATGACAACAATCGAAGAGATAACTAAGAAACTGTCAGCAAGCCGCGTGATCAGCTTCCAGAACCAAACGATCGATGCAGAACATAATTGGGCTGGTTACAGCCCATCAAGCGGGCTGTTCTGGGTGAATGGTGAGAACTTCCCAACTGCGAAAGAAGCGGCTGAGAAGATGGCTGAATATGGCCTGGAAAACTGGAATGAAATCGATCTATGCATCGACGAGGAGTGAGGCTTTTGCCCCTCCGAGTCGTCTGCCCAAAGTGCAAGCACACTTGGGACTACAAAGGCCCAAAGAGATCTGCAATCGATTCACAGAACGGCCTAGTAATTCCCTGCTATGTATCCTGCCCGTCGTGCAGGAAGAACGTGAAATTGCCGGTAGAGGGGATATAAGACATGATAAGTACTTGTGAAATGGGACGGAATCCGGTTGTTTATGTGATAGAGCGAAATGGAATTTACAAGATAGGATTTACCACCAATATCGAATCTAGGTGCGTGGCATTGTTCGGGCGAAACGAAGAATATAAAATCATATATACTGAACGCGTGCGATATGGTTTGACTGAAGAGGCTTTCTTGCACCATTGCTTTGAAGATAAACGAATCGATTTAAACGATGGGCAGGACGGGCACACAGAATGGTTTACCTTGGGTGGGGAAGATATAGATCGACTAAAACGTCTTTTGAGCGAATACAAAGAAAAAATTGAGGCCGAGATAGAAAATCCTCCGATACTCCAATATACGGATCGGACGAAATATTATAAGCGGTTATTTCCACACGAAAGACACTATCAGCGCAACCTCTCGCTCTCGCAAGAGAGCCACGACATCCTGAATGCCCTACCGGAAGGCGGGCGATCTGCCTATGTGGATGCGGCTATTCGCGAGAAGGCCGCGCGGGGGGTGGCATAGATGGCCCCAAGATATCGTTTCGGTGAATGGATAGGACCCTTCAGTGAGATGTGCATCGTGCACGATGCCATTATGCCGCTTGTATTAGCGGGCCCGCGAACAGATGGGCACGAGTGGCCCAAAGACGTGCTGGAATGGGCCATAAACAAGGCATGGGCTTTGCGCGGCTCGAATCACGACAAGGCCGTGCGGTGCTTGTCGGAAAGCCAGGAGGCTCGGTATGCCCAGTATGCAAGATACTGGGCGGTAGAATGCGAAAAATTAGAAACGCGATTGGCGGCACCATAGGCCCGCGCGGGCCTAATCCTCTTTTTTCAAACCTTCCCCATAAGATGAGCCACAAAAGCCGCCATCAGAAGCAAGAATACTCCCACGATGACCTCATAGATCCTGGTCAGCGCCTTCTCAATCTTCGCATCCACCTCGCGAATGGTTGCATAAGTGGCCTCTAACCTCTTCTCCATCTCATCTTTGGTATCCTTCAGCCGGGCTTCAGAGAGATTGTATTGTTGCTCTAGCGGCTTAATGCGAAGATCGATGTACTCTCGGATGCAGATGGAGAGGTTGGGCTTTTCGACCATGTCAGGCGGTTAGGTTCGCTTCCAATGGCTGGAAATCTTTGTAGAATTCGGTCCAATTGATGCCAGTATAATCGAGGTCGTATAGGTCTTCAGCGGATTCAACAATGATTTGAGCGGCTTCTGGCATGTGGACAGGATCGGTGATGGGCGGCTTGTCATCCAGGATTGCCAACGATGTGGTATCATCCTCTTCCGGGTTGAAATCTTCTGCCAACGAAGGCGCAATCAGGCAACAAATCAGCAAAATTTGAGGAATCGCATAACCCATGTTTTCGCCTTCTCTGGATAGAATATGCTCCAAATCAGAAAAGCCAATCCCACCATGAATGCTGAAAATATCAGCAATTCCAGATTCATGAATTTATCCCCATTCGGAAAAGAAGTATAGTTCCTGATACGGATAATGCCACGGTCACGATTGCAATCACAAATTCTTTGTAAGTTATCCAGATGCTCGTTTTGCCGTTATGAAAGCTCTCCTCACATGCATTGGCCCTTTCAAGTGTAGTGATTCGGTTCTCGTGGTCGTGGATTGCATCACATAGCGTTTTTATGTCCTTGCCTTGATGTCCTTGACGTTCATAGATCTTGATTATGTAATCATGATCTGTCTTCGGTGCGGGGCCGTCATCCATATAGCCTCAGGTGAACGGTGCCTGCAAGGTTTCTGCTTGGGTGGCTTCAAGTTGCGGTATCTGCGACAGCCCAAGTGCAGCAACCTTTGTGCAGACATAATTGATCATTTGGGACCGTGTGCCACCCGTGGATGCCAGGGCTTTGCCCACATAATAGGAGAATGCGCCGCGAGGAATGCCGTTGATGGATAGCTCCGTCGAAGTTTGCCCATCCTCGCACCCTGCCCAAAGGATGTGATTGAGGGTTGGAACAAGGACAATGGTCTTTGTCTTGGACTTCTTCTTAGATCTCTTCCCAACAATTGGCGGCAAAGATCGTATTGTACCTATTTGATTGATGTCCCTGGTTCCGGTGCCCGAATGGCAGCAATCCAAGAAGCAATCTAGGGTTACACCACTCGGCAGGCCCGCGAATATGCTTCTCAGATCATCATCGCTGACATATTGCGGCCAATTGGCAGGACAAAGTACCTCATCCTTGTTATCGGTCTCATCTCCAGATGAATCGGTTACTTGTGAGCCGTGCCCGGAATAGCAAAGAGCAATTGAATCCCCAGATGCAACTCCGCTTACAAGTGAATTGATACCGGCGAGGATATTTGCCTTTGTGGCCTGACTGTTGAGCAATAGAGTGCACGTAAAGCCTTTGGCTTGCAATCGGGCTTGGTAATCGTATGCATCATTAACGCAACCTTGGAGCGGGGCAGTTGGATAGTCATTTATTCCTATGATTAGAGCTTTCTTCATATTCCCTCCGAAATTATTATCAGCAAAAAATAATTATGAAGAACGGGGTTAAGGGGTAGAGAAAACCAAGGTGCTTTAGCCCTTGGTAGTTGACTTGATCTACTGCAATGCCGTACCAAATTTACCCTGTATCCTCAACAGATCGGCCTGAATTTCGCGGGCCTGCTCCTTGATCGAAGCCCATTCTTCAGGAGACAGCGCCCCATCTTCGCCCGCCTTGGAAATCGTGATCATTAGTTGGCCGATTTCGACGAGAAGATCAGCCACATCGGCCAGACCCGCCAATGCCTTGCTGATATATGTTTTTCCAAGAACTCCACCAATAGTTACAACGATTGTCAGAATAGCGGTAATCGCCGTTGGTACATCGATTGTTGAAATATCCATTTAAATCACCTTTACAAAATCGCCCACCGGGGCAACCCATCGCAGACCTATCCACTTCTCGATCATCTCATCCGTCGCTCCATCTATCGTGCTCGATTCTACTATATTGCCCGCGGTCATGCGCTGCGGGTCACTGACAGAACCGAAATTGAAGGACTTGAGGATTTTAAGCTTCATGCCGAATCACCGAGAACAGTCACATTCTCGCTCGCATTTCCCACGCTCGCGGGCAGCACAACCTCAGAAGCCACAAACTCCACCTGCGTAGATGTCAAGGTCTCATTAATGCCCTGCACCGCTTCCCTGATACCCGCGAAATATGGCCCCAAGTCGCTCATAGACTCCTTGGTGGGCATCCAGCCAGAGATGCCGATGTTGGCCTTGTCGATGTTCTGGACTGCCGCCCATGCCACATGCTGAAGGTCTACGGCTCCGGGCGGGGGCTGATAGGACAGGTCGTCAGCCATAGAGGCGAAGGCGGGCATGGCCATGAGCAGACACATAAGTATAATCTTGAACATTAGAATTTCACTCCCGGTCCATTCAGATCGATTCTCATATTCCTCAATGCCACCAGCGCGATTCCCCGCACATCATTGTTTGGATCGCTCGCATTCGGAAACTTGAGCGACCACTGCGCAAGCGTCATGAATGGGCCGCCGTTGGCTTCTCTCAGCAAATAGAAGTCCTCGCCATATTCGGCTATCAACTTAGCCAACGTATTGCGGTTGACCTGTGCACCAATGATGGTGTCTTCCTTGGTTAGCTCTGCTCTTTTCTTCATCGAAAATCCGGCATCGGACTCTGGATCAGATATCGCCCAAGCCTTGATGATGCCAGTCTCTGGGAACCAGTTGGGGATCTTGCTATGTCCCCCCAATGGCAGGTCATGGCCGGGGCCTTCATACTGGCATAGCCCATCCAGAGAGTCGTCTTCCAGCGTGGCGTTGCCGATCTGATTTTTATGACCACACGTCGGGCAGGTCCATGTATCCGCCGAGCCGGGCGGCCACTCAAACTCCTGTTTGCAATTTTCGCAAATGTGCTTCGACATATTCACACCTATTATTTGCTGATTATAATCTTTTGTAATCAATGCTTTGCTTCTCATGATTGGATTATCGCAATGAAAAAATTTGATGATCTCCAAGATGTCGTTGAGATCGGAGAGCATGGAGACCTTCGGAAAATGATTAGACGGCCCTATCGTCGTGCTCTCCAACGAGTAAAAAATCGGCGAACGCTTGGTTATCGCGGAATTTGTTATAATTAGATAAGCCATTTTCTTTAATTGCAAATTCCGCGTTTCCAATGATGTCATAGATACTATTTTCAGAAATTATACCGCCCGAACTTGAATTAAGAGCAATAAGACAATTACCATGCTGCGCATTAACTATATTAGCATCTTTGATGGTATTCACACAAATTTTAAAATCTGTTGCGTTTCTAACCAAGATCGATACCTCATTGCATCGTCGTATTAGGTTCCCGATTGCTGAGAGGCCATCGCCACCCTCATATGAGATCCCCGCCATCATGCCGGCAATGATATTGTGGTCGATTGTAAGGTAATCAATTTTTGGAATACCGCATGCGCCATATATACCAACCGACATCTTGTCATATGTGTCATCCGTTTTCATTATATTATGATCAATTGTTATGTCTTGGATGATATGGGTAGTATTAAATTCGGTTCCAATTAATATGCCGCCTGTATATTTAAGCGGATTGGCAGACCATCGAAACGTGTTGTGATCGATGGTGCAACCGGAGATATCGGAATCATTATTGACGACACCAATCAGATGTTCATAGTCACCACGAGCAACACAATCAAAGAATCTATTTCTGGATATAATCGAATCGCCTATCTTTGGGACCACAATGCATCGACCGACACAATCAATGAATTCGTTGTAAGAGATATTCGACTCATATGCTGTAACAAATCCTTTTACCCCGAGCGTTTTAGAACACTTCTCAAATACATTATGTGATATATCTGCATGATTCATATAATCTACGCAGCTATCCCCCGCCAATATGAGATTATATATATAATTATTTCGGAAAACGAAGCGCGCCGAGGATTCGCCATAAGTCGCGATCATAGACGCATTGGGGGTGCCAGTGAATTTTAGTCCTTGAAAAGTTTTTTTATATCTTGCCAAAATATATCCTGATATAAAATTAAATCCTCCTTTATTGAAGCCATCAATTACAAGGTCTTTATTCATGTTCAAATATATAGGAACATTGCCAGTGACAGCAAGCATTGATACAATAAAAATGACACTGCCAGAAGTAGATGCTGTAATAGCCGCTTGCAATACGGATACGTCATCGATTCCAGCAACGCCCCTATCGATCTCGTCTCCGCCGCCATCTTCGGCAATAACTTTAGAGCCATCAATGTAGATTATTTTATCGTACACGCTGTGTGGGATGCTGAATGTGGAACAATCCTTACCAGCGAGAGAACAATGCCCGGTCTGCTTCATGTTATCTGCCAACGGTTGAATACATCGGAGGTCCCACGATCTGGTCCATGCACAAGATACCATCTTTTCGCATTGCCTGTAAGCGACCAATGGTGTCCCACGCCCGCGTCGTATATCCAATCGGAATTGCTGGATTCATCAACTGGGGGGGCAGCATAATTTCCGGATGGTGTCGCATTCCCCGTAAGAATCTGCATTTTTGGGTTGGCATTGGTGTAATTTGCCCGCGCCAAATACACGGAGTCGAGGACAACATCCATGTCGTCTGAGGTCCAAGACATGTCAAACATCCTGATGTCATTGATATCTACAAGATGAGAAATTGATGATGCCGTGATAGCAGTGTGGTCTATCCGCAGGAATTGTATTGATGCCGGAAAATCTTGCATCGATCCAGTCACACCAGTATAGGCTAGATAGAGGATCTGGATGGTCGGACTCAATGATTCTGGATTTCCAACAATTCCACGAGCAGGTGATATGCATCCAAAATCTATCCAGTACGCATTTGGGAACTCGCGCAAATCAACTTTCAAAGATGTATTCAGATACATATATAATATTCCATTTAATTTGGCTTTGCGGGCATTGATGATGCCCGTCAATGCATCTGAATTTATGTCCCATGCAGATATCAACGGCAATCCTGATGCCACAGTCACCTTGCATCTATGGCTCCCTGCCCCAGGCGTATAAGAGAATGCGTGCGTGGTGCCCGTGGTCTTGGTGACAGGCCCGTCATCAGGTGCCCAATAGACATCGGTGGATATGCTGGTGGTGATTGTGGGATCGAAGGATGCGCTGGCGTCGCTGGTATAGAAGAAGATCAGTTCGTTCTGTCCTCCGCCACCATCGTGCCGTCTTCCTCTGAGAGACATGATCAGCTCTGCTCGATTTCTAGCATGACTTTCAAGGTATTACCAGGAGTTGCGGCGAATGAAATTCCAGAAGTCAGCAATTTGGGCTTGCACCAGAGAGAAGTTTTGTCACTATCACAGGTAATTTGCATGTTTAGAGCTTGCCCATAATCATCTGACTGACATCTGACAAGATCAATCGTGCCACTTCCAGCGGGCTTTGCCATAGTGGGCATGATGATATATCCAGCTCTCTTGGCGAATTCAGCAGCTATAGATGTCCAAGTAACATTATCGGCAGCTACAGTAACATCGCTCGCCTTGAAGAAATGAAGCTCAAATTGAGGGAAGATAGCATTATTATTCAGCTCCATCCAGATTCTTCGGATAGTTGCGCCTCGGCCAACGGCGGAAGCAAAATTTGGAACCTCGGCCAATGCACCCACTGCATCATATTGACTTGTGGCGTCCATGCAGGTGAATGTTAGGGTTATGATTTTGGTTTTATAGCCCGCCTGGACCGGGACTTGTGCGTTCACAAGCGCGGGCAGTTTGCCATCGATGCTTTGCTCAGCCGCAATTTGCGTGGCTTGGTGGCTGGCGAGGGCTGCACCAGTTGGATTGCCGATCTCCAGCGCCCCGGTTGTCGGATTTACCTTTACCGCCGTCAATGTATCGTCCACAGTCGATTTTGCATACAGGATAAATCCTGTTATAGAATTGCCAAATCTCTTTTCTTCCGGTGCTACCATAATGTTCATCTCCGCCGCTACTTCAGCCGGTAATCAATTTGCTAGATAGGAATAAAATTCGGTTATGCCGCCGAGATCTGGGTTATCCTCGACTTTTCGGATAGTATAATCGGTAGTGCCATAGCGCACTTTATCGCCGATGGATAACAACGTTTGGCTTAGTATCTGAGTATCCGTTTTCTTCCAAAGCCCCGTTGAATCATAATAGCCAGAATCGTACTTTTCGAGGCGAATCGCGATTGAGGTCAAGTTTTCATCTTGGATTGGAGCATTGCCTGTATCTATGCAGGTTATTTTTATGTGGCAATCCAGATTTGAGGTTGTGATGGTGGGCAAGGCGGTTAGATTGGTCGTCGTGGTCTTGGTAGTTGCTTGAAGGAAGCTTATTTTTTCAGAGTTAATATAAACATCACCAACGCAATCGGTGTGGCCGGTTACCGGCGAGAGTGTTATAGAGCACTTGAATGTAACCGACGGCTTGTTTCCCGTGAGCGTGATAGATGCGGATGTGGTGCCATCGAAAAGAGTATGATTAGACAGAACCACCTTTGAAGCGCTCTGATTGAGATAACTTTCAATCACGGAATCGGCCTCACTGCGCCCGCTATATATTGCTTCATGAGATCATAAGCTTCCTGACTATGCAGGCCTTTCCATTTGGATGAAGTGCCACGAGTACCATAGCTTTCTGATAGCTTGCCTACTGAGAAGCTTTTTACACCTTGATCTTGGAGCTTTCGGCGCTTTTGGTCGCCAGGCGAAGATACATAGAAATCATAGAGAGCTATTGCTTCTTCAACACACGCGTCTTTTACATCTTCGGGCACAACCGCCGTGCTCGTATCATCGTCCCAGTCTACCGCTCTTTCGTTTATGACTCTCGGAAATTGTCTCTCTTGTTCGTCAGTTGATGGTGAAGTTCTATCAATATAATTGTAGGTACTGCCTTTCAATGGCAGCGCGTCTATAATTTTCGTAGCCTTTTGCAGATACCAGGTTTGGGTCGTGCTGTCTGCGGCCTTCAAAGCAATTGCAGCGGAGCGAGGGTCTGCGCCAATGCGAGCCTCAAGATCTTCGATCGTGGTTATGTAGCTAGATGCAACTGCGGTATCTACCATTATTATCACCTAAAAATAATTAAGAAGAGCTTTCGCCCTTCTTCGCTCTCTTCGGCTCTTCCTTGATGCTGACCAGCCCCCTGGATGCGAGAAGTTTGGCCTCTTTGTCGGGGATGCCAGATATCTCGGTGCCGACGGGAATTTGCACGGTTCCTAGAGCCATTGGCTTCTTGGTGATGAGATCCATGCTCATGCCGTCCTGTCCAGCCACATGATATCGAGCTGATTACCAGTTTCATTGGTGCCAGCGCCCTTGGTGAGTATTCCACTTCCTACAGCATACTCTGAAGTCCTATCGGCCATTGAAGCGATTGCTATTGCGGTGGTATAAGCCACGACAGAAATCAATTCGTCGCCAGTCGCCATGCCCGAAACCGTGACATTGGTGGCGGCTGCGGTGCCCGTGACCAATGTGCGCTTGATCATGGCAGACCGGACCGAAGCGCCACCCGCCGCAAGCGTGATAGAAGCATCTGCTGGATCGATCTTAAGAGCGCCCTGAGTTGCCCCTGTGCCGAATTCAAGTCCGGAAGAGGTCGAAAGGTTGACTCTGACATCATTGGTACTTTCGGTCAGGCCATAATTCGTGTCCAAGAAGTCGGTGACATCCACCAGGACACCGGTTGCTCCGGTATCCAGCCCGTCACCGGTCTTAACGCCGAGTGATCCAAGCGCGGCACCTGTGCCGAATTCAAGTCCATCGTTTGAAGTAAGGTTCACCTGCGCTTTATTGGCAGTGGAATTTTTCAGACCGTATGAAGTATCTATGAAGGTTCCAAGCGGAATCCTGGAAGCCGTGCCGGTCAATGCCCCAGTTATGGTACCGGTGGCTGTTATGTTGGTTGCCGTGGTCTCGTTTAGGGCAGATGTGCCTGTTACTTGGAGTCCATCGTCTACCCAAAGAGATTCTGAGATCTTGCCATCGGAAATATTTGTACCGTATCCGAGGGCACCTGCTATAGTGACATCTCCGGTGAAATTCCCGTTATCGGCATTCACGTCGCCCGTGGTGTTATAGTCTTCTGATCTCGGATACCAAGCCGCCCCTGCCATGCCACCGATAAGCAGCATGACCAAAAGGATAGAAAGATATCTCATCTTTCCACCTCAAGGCTTCAGCAGAGCAAATGGATATCTGCTTGCATCGGTGGTCTGGATCTGGTTCTCGGGGTTGGGCAACTGCCATCCAAGCCTGCATGTGACCCTCATGGCGAGCATATCCTGTTGCAGGAGGTTGAAGATCACGGTGCCGCTGTCATCTGTGATGACGCCCTGATCAAAGATCTTGTAGGTGATGTCCTGTCTCCAGCAGTAAACCGCCTTCTTCCAGTCGCCCACGATCATGAGGGCAGCGGACGGGTCGAGAGCACCATTTCTCGGGAATGAGATGGGGATGCCTGCCAGAGACATCTTAGACGGGCTTGTCATGTCGTTCTGGAAGATGAGCTGACCATCGGAACCTCTTATGCCCCTGAGAGCGGCCTTCTGGGAGAGTGCGGCCACGACACCATTCACATCGTAGCCATCGGCTTCAACAAAGCTGAACAGGCCGCCTTCGCCAAGGATAGCATCGTATAGGTCGGCGAATGTCTTGCCGGATCCCACGCTGTCGGACTTGTCCACAACCTGCGACTTGCTGGTAGCATCGGTCACGATGCCATTTGGCCATGAGGTCGGCTTATTGGTGCCGTGAATAATGGCAGCATCGATAGTCTTGGCGATGGCCTCCGCGAGCCGGGGAGCGGTTTCGCCCCAAATGTCATAGCCTCCGCCGGCAGCATCATCAATGACAGCGGCGGGAATTGGCACGACAACGGCAAGCTCCTCGGCAGTGATGGTAGAATAGGTCCAATTCTGCTTCGTGGTCTTCTTCAGACCGTCCGCATAGGACGCCCCCACGTCGGTTCCCGGCTCGCCAGACACGAAGTAGGCAGTTGGGTACAGGCTCATGACCGGAAGCTGCCTAACCTTGGTAGGCATATCATTGAGCCTGGTCATCTGTGGGAGGGTGAAAGAGCCCTCTACAGCGGTCTGGATGATCTCCTTCGCATATTCAGTCGGGATCAGGTTGCTAACGCCTGCCCTGCCGACTACATTATTGTAATCTGTCGAATTTGTGGTCATCTAAGAAACCTCATATTATCGGCTCCCATAACCAGCGGCAGACAAGATCTGTGCATTGATGAAATCATGCTTGCCAGTTGCCCTTTCGCTGCCCGGAGGCGTGGGACTGCCGATCGATTGCTTTTTGCCTAACTTGGCTCCAAAATCAGTCGCAATGGACTCGATGCTCGCGGTAATGGATGCTTCGTCCTTGCCAGTCACATACTTTATCAAGTGGCTTGGAAGACCCTGGCCGTCCTTGGTTCGGAAGTCGGCGAATAGCTTGGTTCGCAGTTCGACCGCGCCCAACTTCTCAACTTTCTTGCTTAGAGCATCCTTTTCCTTGATAGCATCATCGCGTTCCTGCTGGAGCCGTTGCGATTCAGTGAGCTTGGACTTCTCTATCTCTCTGAGCTTGGTCTTCAGTTCATCATAGTCTTTGAACTGATCTCTAACCTTATCGCGCTCCGCTGAGAGAAGTTTTCCAAGTCGCTTTTGCTGTTCGGGAGTAAACTTGATATCATCAGATTCATTCGGCTCTGACGGGTTTGCCGCAGCCTCAGTGTTTTTCGCTGGCGGCTGAGTCCCGCCATTAAGCTCTTGTTCTGTCATGGAATTCACCTAAACTTTAACGCAAGTTAGCAGCGAGTAGAATCGATAACGGACGATTCAAAGACCGAAAGTTTTAAGACTTATGATTGTGATTATTATTGTATGCACTACGAATTTTCGGATGATTTAAATCACGTTAGAACCATAATCATAAAAATATCTGATAAAGAATTGTACGATGGCATGAACAAGTTGCCGAGATGGCAACGAGAACGGATGGATAGATTAAACAAAGGCCCGATGGCAGATCAGCTTTACGGACTTTCTGAAATTATCCGCGCGCTTGAGGAGAAACCTATTTAGGCTTAGGTTTCTTGCCTTTGCCCTTCGGTTTACATGCTGCATAAGCAAGCATGTCTTCGATTATCTTGGAATATATAGGTGGCTTCATATCATTGATCCTTGCAATGGCAATTCTTCAAGTATCTGCTTCTGATCATCTGCCACTTGTTCCTTCGTCCATCCATATCTTCGCATTGCAGCGGCTTTCCTGCTTGTTATTCCTGCCATAACATCTGTAGATTCGATCCTGGATTGTTCCGCCTCATCTTGTGGGAGGCCATCTTTCCAGTTGATGCTAATCTCTTGCGGGGTAATAGCGATGCCTTTCAGAGTTGCCAGCAGCCAAATGAGCTTTTTGAGAGCTGGATCGATGTTCAGGCGAAGGCGCTCGACTCGCTTGAGTGGGGCCATCATGCGGAGGCGCAATGAGGTGCCAGATTCGGCTGATCCAGATCCGCCCATGCTGCCGCTCAATGATTGCCCGAATGCTTGAGGGCAGGTCTCAGAGATCGTGTAAAACTGATTCATCAAGAAGTCCAGTTCCTGGAATCCCGCCGCCATTTGCCCATTCCATTCGACATAGAAGGGCTTCTCCTGGCCTTCTGCCATTGGAATGACCTTGAGATTGCTATCATAATGCAACTCGCCGGTGATTGGGTCTTTGGTTACAGAGTCTTCGGGCACTCCCATAAGCGGTTCGCTATGAGCATCAAGGATTCTTCCCATCCGGGTTAGCCTTGTTTCCATCCGCTTGATGATAGGATCGAGCGGCGTATAGTCATCGCACCCCCATTGGTCAGTTGTGGTGGTCAGGTTCAGGAATGGCACTAGCAGATAGTCGTTAATGCCCGTCTGATCTATCTCAATATCGTATGCATCGGAGGCAATCTTATTATCCTTGATCGCATACTTTCTTGTCTCGACCTCGCCTTTGCGATGGATCTCACAATGCAGGTAGGTTTGCAGAACATGGTCTATAAATTCTGAGGAAGTCCAAGCCAATAGGTGTTCTTCTATCTGCCCTGATGCATTTTGCACTGGATACCAGCGGGAAGGCGCGATGGCTTGCACATGTGGCTCGCCCATATCATCCTTATATGCCTTGATGGGCCCGACCCCGAACCGAGACATGTCGATGAGGGCTTTATAGGTCTCCTGCCAGGCGGACGAATCTATGAGCAATTGATCTATGGCGTTCTGATTGCCTTCTGATACCTTGATTTCGGGCTTCTCACCAATCAAGATATCGGGCCAAAATGTCGATAGGCGGCGATGCAGATTCAGAATGAGAATGATCTTCTGATGTTCGGCGGCACTGGCATGAAAAAGGCGAAGCAGACCAGTATATACTTTGGTATGATTGCCATCAAAGAGGTCTTGATTTTGTTGATAGAGTTTTAAGCGGCCTTCGGCTTCATCGCGAGGCGGCCAATAAGCGCCTTTGAAAATGATGGAATCTATGTCATAAATCATATAAGCCTCATCTGCCGAATGTCCTTAATTGCTCGCCGTGCTAGGTAGCGGGTCATGTCTGCGCTGTGGTCCGGTGCGCCGGACCCACCCTTCATAAACATGTCAATGCCTTGTGCTTGCTTCTTTTCGTCCCATCGGAGATCATTTAGGCCCCAAATGGTTTTCTCGCACTTGTGGTAAATCTTCAAGCGCCCAAGTGATAGGAGCGTGGTGACATCTTCGACGCCGGGAAGGATAGCATTGTCGGCATCGTGCACTTTGGAAAGTTGCGGAAACTTGCTTCGGGTTATCTCTCGCTGGAATCCTGGCTCCTCAGGCGGGACCAAAATTCTCTGTGGAAAAACGGGCTTCTCATTCCAATAACAGAGCCGCGCCAGGTCTTCTATATATTCCGAATTGGTCTTTTGTTTCTGTTCTGCCTTGGAATCCCAATATACTTCTTTCAGACAGTACCAAATGCCCCCAGACAGGCCCCAGAGAGCAGCACAGAAAGGGTTACTGATTCCATAATCCATGCCCACAAGAAACTGAATAAAATTATCAGGGACGGTTGTGACCACATAACCGGCGTTGGGATCTTCTTCAAAGAAGCTATAAACCCGGCCTTCCGCAGCTACCCACAGCCCCTCTATGAATCTGCGATAAAGAACGGTTCCTCTCGGATATTTCTTTTTCAGTGACGCGATATAAGAAGGATCGAGAAATGTGTTTTCATCAAGAACAAAACGCCAAGGCCGAAGTTCTTTTCTACCATCAAGGGCCAAACCAAGTTCTTCTTCTCTGTCTATGAGTCTCTTGATATAGTGCTGAGGCGGGCCCGGATTCATTGATCCGACGAAGATCGACCCGGAATCGGATAGCCTTGTATCAAGCATCTCATAGAAGTTCTGGGGCCAGGTAACTACCTCATCACCAAACGCCGCTATCAAGGACTCGCCTTGGATGCGCTCGATTGCGCCTTCGTTGGTGGCTCCTTCCACCCAGCACTCACGCCCAAATATGCGAAGCGTCTTGGTGCTGCTATTGTATTTTACATGACCTGGAAATTTCAATTGTAATGGAACTATGAAATTGCGCCTAAGCGCGCCAAGCGTCTTGCCTATGAACTGGATATTACCGGGGGGGAGTTGCTTAATCGCCTTGACTGCACAATATTGCTGAATTTCAGTCTTTCCGCTCCTAACCGATCCGTACATCAGGGTTTGCCGGGTCTTCAGGCAATCCTGATACACTTGGGCCTGCTTTGGGAGAAACAGCGGCGGCATGTTGGTCTAGGGCACCTACGATCTTGTCTAGCATCTCTTGTTCGCTGCCTGATTGTGGCGGTTCTTCTATACGTCTTTGCTCCAAGAGACGATCCAAGGCGGATGACCACTTCTCCATTTTATAAGGATCTTTGACGCCGGGAAGTAATGACTTATGAATCGTTATTGCTTCATCTATCAGAGAAAGCCTCGCTTCGGCGGTGAAACATTCCACTTTTAGAGGTTCGCTCGATTTTGGTTCTTTGTTGGAATGTGGTGACTGGAAAGAGACACCGCGTTTATTTAAACCCTGTTTGCGAAGCGGTATCTTGTGTTTCTTCGCAAGCTTGCTAATTGTTCCGCCTTTCTTTCGATCTCCCAAACGAATTGCAGCGATCTCTTCCAGGCTGATATTTCCGGCCTTATAACGATCTGATTGGAGATCGTCTAAAATCTTCCTGACGAGATCTTCTGCCAAAGGTGGTGACATTCATGCGTTCAGTCCTAGTAAATTCGATAATCAAAAATATCGCCCCCTCTCACAGGGCAATAGGTCAAGGTATTCAAAGTTTTCTTAGGTAAGGTTCCGCCAGTCGTAACTGTGATATTTTATGCTTTCAACAGTTTTTCATGTGTTTGCTGAATCGATAAAACATCTTTTAGATTAATCATGGCCTTTTTTCTAAATGGATTATGAAGCATATCATAACCGTCCACCAAGCACACCGCAGTCTCAGAATAAGAAGCTATGAAACCCTTGTACTTCGTCCCGACCTTGTCAACAATCTCGATCCAAGTATCCATGCTTTCGGCATGTATATAGTTTTCGAAGTCGCTATATTTCATTTCGAATCAACTCTTTTTTGATGCCTTATGGGCATCAGTCATTTGACAAGAATAGCCGAGGAAAGGGAGGATAAGGAACCTCGGCTCAATGGATGATCATGAAGGGCAAGAAAACGCGCACTGCAAATGCTTCCTGCCCTAGCTCTCTCGGTCGTTGCAAGGCAAATATTATGTGGTCTCAGGTGATTTCGCCTGATTGGATTCCGGGAGGCCGTTAGCTCTTCGCCACAAGCCCTAATCCGAGGCCCCTTCTTACCGTTCGCATTTGCGTCGTAGCTGGAATCCTTCGACTCGGACCAACGTCGCCGTGCTATGCACAGGTCAACCACAGACCAATCGGCTGGCATTCAGTCGGTGGGCAAGTTTCGACATGCCACACTATCCAGCGTTTTAAGACCCGATTTAACGGCACTTTGTATTGGCCGCGATTGGCAATAATCCTCATGGGCTGCGCCTGTACCACCTATCTCTTAGCGGAGAATGCCCACTAAGCACAGTACGGCTGGCAGCCCATGTTTATCTTTTGTGAATTTCGGCATAATTTGTAGGCTGCCAATATGTGCGCTCAACCGCCTGATCAGGGCTCATGTCGGGTAGGCAGCCCATGTACAGTTTAGCATTATTATTGGAGCGAGGGGAAGTCTGAACCGATCTCGGATCGCTCCTTTAATCGGTTGTGCTTCCCGGCTATTATAGATTTCTTATTATTCTTTTCTGCTTTCAACTCGTTGCCCAAGGAGCCCCCATCCTTTAGGCTGGGGAGGAATTGGGCGCTCCCGTAAGTTGTTCGTGCTCTTGCAACAGTCTGATAATGATTTGCTCATAGGTCTCTCCTTTCTTACCAACTTCCTTGAGTTTATCTCTGGTTTCCGGTGTTATCTGGATCGTTGTTACCATAAGTCTTATATAGTAACCATGTACTATATATCCTTGTCTATTGCTAGAGTCAGACCATTATCTGGTTGGGCACTTCCCCCTGATGAGAGATGCCAGGGAACAGACAACAGCTTAACTGACTCGTACCAGCAAATCGAACAGACACGGTATCGGAAGCATGAGACCGGGTAACTGGTCTGGTGGATAGCATGATAGATGAAGCCTCTTCCCGTACCAGGGCAGCCAGCACAACATTATCGTGCCACATCCCAATCAGGGAGAAGAGTCACCCTGCCATACGCTTCCCGACTTTTTGTGGAGAGGCAAGCCCCGCCCTTCAGGACGGGGTAGGTGACTCTGAGATATCGATCTCGCGCAGACTTTTGACCGTTTCCCATAATCTCCTTGCGAATTATCGAGTTGCAGCGGATAAATCTTCTCGGATGTGCAGGTTATGAAATCGTTTGACCTCATCGGGCTCACCATGCCATAGATAGGGAAAGTTTAGCCAAATTAAAGCAGCAGGGAAACGAGCGAGGTTTGATTTGGGCATAAAAACCTCGAAGACTAATCGTAAAAGGAAAATAGCCAAAGGCCATTGATGTGGCCTTTCCAGCCACTCCAATGCTATCATTTCCTTTAAACTATTTAAGCCTTTCGTCGGACTTCATTGATAAATGATCCCAAATTCTTCTTTTTCATCCGTTTGCTCACAACATTTGCACTTATGCCACTATTATAAATTTCCCCGCATGCTTCACATGCCGCATATCCCCGTTCGTCATACCGTATTACCGATCCGCACAAAGAGCACTGTTTTGGGCCTTGATTAACTGTTACTTCATCACCAGAAGTAAAATATGGCGGTTTATCTTCTGAATAATGCCAAATGAGCACACACGCTTTTCCTTCGTTGGCCTTCCACGATTGCCCAGTTTTGTTTTCTGGCGAATGCACAACTTGCGCTTTGGGCCAACCAGATTTTTTACTCTTTGCCGATACTGTATTCATACATCCTCCCGCCCCTCTCCACCTTAACCTCCCTCCGCTCAACCTCACCGATATCTACCAGCACCGATAACGATTTTCCGGCCCCTCTCTTCGCAAAGCCCATGCTTTCCGCCATCTCGCGCCAAGTATGCCACCCAGGATGCGCCCGGAGCCATGCAATCATGTCGCCTTGACTCATTGCAAATGCTCCATCAAGATCGCCCCCGCAATTTCTTTCCAGTCTTTTTATAGATCTTGATATAGGTCCCATGCTTCGTTTTCTCGCGGCCAACCACATCCAGCAATCCTGTAAAGCACATATTCCTAAGCACTCCTGTCAACTTATAACGATTGCAATCGATTTGCAAGTCACATTGGCGAAACGGGATATCTGGGATCAATGGTTGAATATCATGCAGCAATTGACGAGATTCTGCCGTATTCAGTGGCATGGAAGACCCCCGAATTCATCTCCATAGCATTCCATGAGCGCGGGATAGGCACCCGATTCTAGCTGCCAGATCCACAATGCAGCGGATTGAATGGATGCTTGATCTTCGGGTCGCTGATATTTCTGCCCCGCCCAACCGCTCATGCTTTCCTCCCAAGACTATAAGTGATAAACGCCGCCATTGCTCCTATAAACGTTTCGTGATGCGCTCCGCGCCCGTCGATATCCAAGATCCAATGGTTGCCTTTATCATAATCATGCGTGACAATTTCGTCAATCGTGATCAGGCACTTACCTTTCGCATCGTTGACGGAAAATTTGATTTGATATTCTTCGTCGCTCATGCTTTCACCTGCCAAACAATCGCTTCAACCTGCTCCTGTGAAATGCCCATGCGCTTAGCAATATGGATAGTCCGCAAATGGTCCTTGTTATAGAGCCGCTTGATTTCCTTGATTTGGGGGAGGTTTAATTCCTTGCTTCTAGGACTTGTTGTAGGCTCCTTGGCGGCATCTTCGTTTGGAGCCTGTGAACTTGTCTCTTTGTCGGGCTTGCTGTCATCCCTGGGGTTCTCATGTCCCTCTGAGAGCAATCCTCGCGGTTCTGTGGATGGCACTAAGTCTGGCGCAGGAAGAGCATCCCCACATTTCGCCCACATTCGCTTTTCTTGTTGCTTCATCCGTCCGAGCCATCCACAGATTTGATGCCCATTCATGCTGATATCATGTTCCTTGATCAGATGTTCCTGGATGGCCTTTGCGGTCAGGCCCGCCCTTATGTAATCTCGGAAATAGGCTTCGAGTTTGGCAGTCCTCTCTTTGGGTGGTGAGCGAGTTGGTAGAATGGTCATAGGTTGCACAGAATTGCCTAGACTCGATGATCTACCCTCGGAAGGTAATCTTGTCTCATCCTTCTGTGATAGGGGCAATCTTGGGCCTATGGCGGCCTCCATATAATCCAAGACGGTTTTCGGTGTTCGGTATATGTCAACTGGATCCGCTATCTTGACGCTGCCCTCGGTCAAATCTAGGAACTTGGCTATCTCTTCGGGGGTTCCGTCTAATAGCTTCATGTCATCCATCCTACCATGATCCCAATCAGAAAACATGCCACGGCAACAAAGATAACGAATCCTCCGACAAATGCTTCTTCAACGGTCATGCAATTATCCTCCTCAAAAGATCTTCATCCAGCTTGCCATCCTTGAATAGCTGCCCTGCCAGATACCAATCATCTTTGCCAGGCGATTGCTTTCTCAGGATAGGAGCCTCAAGCGAGAATTGCCCCTCTGTTCTGAGTTCCGCAATGATCTTCTGTGAACTGAGATCGGCTATCATATGCGCCTTTCCTGCTCTCGCAAGCCATGCACGCAATTCGTGGCATCGGGAGCAGGTGGAAGTTTGGTAAATCGTGATCAAGGTCGTTGCCTCTCCAAATATTCCAACGTTCTCACTCGCTTCAATAAATCATAAACAAAAATGCATAACAGTATGTCTACTGTTAGCAAAACGGATATAATGAAATCTGGTATAATCATGCGCCGCCTCGTCTTTGTCTACGTTGCTCTCGTCTGGCCTCTCTTATAGCCTTTTCCTTCATATCGACCTCTTGCTTGCGTTTGGTGATGGTATGCAGATGAACCACCACCTAGATCACCTTACCCACATTTCCCGGAATAGGAAAAAACATCATATGTCCTCGGCCTGTCATCTTTTCTTCCACAATCGCAACCCGATTCACCAATGAAGTCTCTTGGATGCCTTTCTTTCTCCTGATACTTCCCGTTCTGATCTCGTCCACAATCTCCTTGGGCAGGCAACCGAGGATGGATTCACCTTTTGGGATATCACAGATCTTCCAGCCAGTGCGGTGGGATGTTGCGCCGGGGCCACTTGTCCAGAATTGGACTTTTGGATAGTTGCTCATATCAATCATTGGTCATCCTTCCCATCAGGTAGTAAGTCAACCATCGATTCTTCAATCAGCTTTGCTCTTTTCTTCTCGGCTTCTTCTCTTCCCTCTTGTGAAAAGAGGTTATCTGCCGCTCCCATTGTGCTTTCTGTAAATCCATATGGCATTAAATGCTCACCTCTTCTTGTCCTGTCCATGCATCATGTTCCTGCCTTTTGATCTTTGCAAGCCTGCTTCCTGCTCTTTTTAGCCAGATCAGGATATTCTGGAAATCAGATTCTGTCCACACAGAACCGACCGCCATAACAAGGCATGGGACATCGATTTTTATTCTCGGTTCGGAATCTGGAAATTCCAGTGCGAGATTCTGAGCTTTTCCAAACGGTGTTGAGCAGATCCATTCTGCCATTTCGTCTTCAACGACAAAATGCCCGTCAGAACCTTCGTATTGCCAGAAAGCAGGTTTTCCGCGTGTATATCGTCCAGGCAATTCTTCCCTTCCCCAAATGCCTTCAAATCCTATAATCTTCCGGCATTTCACCCCATTCACCATGACCCTTTCGGTCAATATGCAAGCGACATGTGACTTAGCGTCTACTTTCTGCAAGACAAATTCCGGATATAGCCACGCATCACCGTCTATATCCACGACCCATCCGTTATCTTCTCGCAATCGCTTGACGATCTTTCCTATTTTTCCTACCTTTGTTTTGAAGAGCGGATCATCGCCCCAGTTTGTTCCCTGCTCTCCTGCCTGCCATGCTCGCATAACCTTGACTTGATCACCTATCTTCATTTCAACCACCGACTCTAAATCCTCTAACCAGAACACGTTTCGGTTTCCATCCGGCAAATCCACGCTTGCCGTTCCTCGCTCAAATATTTCGTCTATCTCGCCTATTCTGCCATCGCCGGGGGTTCCCATCGTTGATGTGCCCATTGCTCGGACTTTCTGTCCGATAAATGCCTCTTCTTGTCTCATTTAAGCCTCCATTGCATCGGCCAATTCCCTCAGCGCATCCGCTTCGGTCTCTCCAAATCCTGCATATCCTTCTTGCAGGTTCTCGCCGATGAGGGCGCATATCTTATCGCCGTCTCGGTATATTCGCACAATTGTTTCATCCATTTTAGATCGCCACTATAAGCAAGGCATCTCCCTGCTCTATGATTCGCACTTGGTCCCCTTTCCCTAGTCCATGCTTTGCCAACCATTCGCCTGGCAGCGATATGGTAAATACCCGTTGACCACCCTGGGCCACTAGCTTTCTGGTTGTTGGGTTCATGTGGGATAGATGGGTGGTTGCTCTATATATAGATT